GAGTTCATGTCTATACTATTGCACACATGAAATCCACATATGATGGTGAAGGCAATATCGTCGAGGGTCAAGAGATACCAGGATGGCTCAAGGATAGCGATGGCGATCTTCAACAAGTTGTACTCATGGAATTGATTGAGGAGAGAGATGAGTTGGGCAGAAGGACAGGAGTCATAGATTCATATGCAGTTTTAACGAAGAACAGAACATCACTTGACCTTCCAGGAAGACATCAAGTCTTCCACAGAGCACCACCAGAATTAGGTGGTTCAACATGGTATGGTTGGCCTAGCCTCAAGCATGGAAGATTTGAAACAGATCAGGGGCAGGGTTTGAATGGTACTCAAACTGAGATTTCCTCGTAATTCTTATCCTATTCCAATTGAGGAGTACAAAGGATATCAATCATCATACGGATGGTGGCCAGGCTCGCCCACGAACATTTTGCCAAGATTCACTAAATCATCGGTTGGAGCTTCCAACTTCTGCCCTCAACAGTATTTCATCAAATACCCGCTAGGAGTAAAGGAACCAGAAAATGACAACATGATTAGAGGAACTAATGTCCATGATGCAGTAGAGCAATTCTATCATGATGTTGATTTGGATGTCATTGATGAATTGAATGGTGTTGGAAATGATTTGCATGAATTGCATAATTATTTCATGAGCATAATACCAAACATGGATCGTTATGAGTTAGGAGAAGAAGAACACATTCGAAAGTACCTCTTGGCAGAGGCTATGAGGGCGATGGATTGTGATCTTGATTTGTTTCTTCCTGTTGGTAATGAGATTACATTACACGGAGTAGTTGAGATTCAAGATCAAAAAATACACATTACAGGCATGATTGATAGGCTCTTTGTTGATAACGAAGGCAGATATCATGTTCATGAGTTGAAGACGGGTGTGTTCAATCCTAAGAAGGACAGAAAGTGGGAGCATATGCGTCAAGAGTTGGCTTACTATGTATTTCTGATGAAGCATTGTGATAACAAGTTGTATGACCGAGATAACAATGTAATTGGAGAATTGCCTCTATCAGATGCCAATGTCGCTTGGTGGGGATGGGATCACACAGGAGGCGAGGGAATATACAGAGGCAAAGAATCTGTTCGGACCAGGGAGATGGCACTTATGCTTAGGAGTTTAGAAGACCTTCTAAGATATCATAGGAATTACAATGGAGATACAGACGGCATTCAATTTCCCTTGTTGCATCCAAACAAAACTAACTTTCTCTGCGAACCCTGGTGTGCCTTGAAGGGATTCTGCCCCCGTTATGATAAGCCACTTATGCCTTACAACGCTAGAGTGTTTAATAGTAAAACGCAACTTGAAGGGGGCGAGAGTGGATGAAGTATGTTAGTTTGTTTTCAGGAATTGAAGCCGCATCAGAAGCATGGCATATACTCGGATGGCAACCATTGGCATTCGCAGACATTGACAGATTCCCCTCTGCCGTACTCGCACATCATTACCCTGATGTGCCGAATGTCGGAAATGTTGAGGAGGTAGATTGGAGTGAATACAAAGGAAAAGCAGATCTCATTGTCGGAGGAAGCCCATGTCAATCATTTTCCGTTGCGGGAAAAAGACTTGGAATGGATGACCCTCGTGGTAACTTGGCCCTCGAATACCTTAGAGCTGTTAAGGAGATTCAACCAACGTGGTTCGTCTTTGAAAATGTCCCAGGACTTTTGTCATCTGAGGGGGGATCGGACTTTGGTAAGTTCCTCGGAGAGGTGGCAAGTATCGGGTATGGGTTCGCCTGGAGAGTTTTGGACTCTCAATTCTTCGGAGTCCCGCAAAGACGTAGAAGACTCTTTGTTGTCGGACATATTGGAGGAGATTGGCGAAGTGCCGCTGCGGTATTATTTGAGTCCGAGAGCTTGCAATGGCATACTGAGGAGAGCACAGAGGAGGGGCAAAGCCTTGCCGCCTTCTTTGGAAGCGGCTTTGCAGGAGAGAGCGAAGCATTACGAGGAGGAGGAGGAGTAAGTGAATCCTCACAAGAGAATTGGGATGGAACACAAAAGACAGGCACTCTAACTACAAGAAGCCTAGATCAATCCATGCCCGATAAATCAAACTTCATGGGCATTGTTGAACGTGATCTGCATGAACCAGATAATATCTTTGAAAGTTCAAAGAGTCGTAAGGACTTGAGTCCTCCATTAGATGCAAGAGATCAGGGCAGTACGGGCAAACCTGTACTTACAGAGAGAGTTATACCGATTCATGATAAAGCCACTAGGTACAAGGGTGGCGGAGATACTAGAAACAATGATGGTGCAGGTAACGGATTAGGAATTGGCAAAGAGGGCGACCCTATGCCAACACTAGATACGGCATCAAACCATGCCATAGCACAACCGACTTCATATCGTAAATCAAGAAGGGCACAGAGTACAGAAGACAATGAAACATGGGTAAAGGATGACGTTAGCAATACCCTAAACACATTTGACATAGGAGATGCGAGAACTACTCAGATTATACAAGAACCAATTGCCTTTGAGCAGAATCAAAGATCCGAGATTAGAGATCTTGGCACAAAATCAACATCTCTCAAGGCACAACCAGGCACTAACCAACAGACATTCATTGCACATGGAGAACAAACCCCGTTGCATGGCGATGATGTATCTCCAACATTGGATGCGAGTTATGGGAAGGGACCAGGAGAAAGAGCAGGTATTGAACGCCAAGTCATAGGGGAAGTCATAGGATTCTCTCATACTCAAGGTCTTGATGCTCAACCATCAACAGAGCACTTTCCCACTTTGAGAGCCGAAGGCCAGGGTCATGCCATTGGTTTTGATTGGAAAAATACGGGACAGACTAATTTTTCAAAATTGAATACAGGAGCTCCTTTGACGGCAGAAGGGGGTCTTGCAGTTGGCATCGATCAGCAAGTGTATGAAAATCATCCATCTGATGGCAGGGTTAGCGAAGTGCATACTAGCCCCACCATAACTGCAAAGGCAGGTACGGGCGGGGGAAATCTCCCATTGGTAAAAGAAAACGAGGTAGCACCCACATTAACGGCAAGAGATATGTACGATGGTCAAGCAAGTCACACGGTTCAGCAACAACACATGGCAGTTAGGAGGCTGACTCCTCTTGAGTGTGAGAGGTTACAGGGTTTCCCTGATAATTATACCAAGATACCATACAGAGGCAAACCTGCCGAGAAATGCCCCGATGGACCAAGATACAAAGCACTAGGCAATTCAATGGCAGTACCTGTTATGAGATGGATAGGGGAGGGCATACAACAGGTGGATGATCTTCTCCAAACAATAGAAGAAAGACCAGAGCCTCAACAAGTCATCCAAAAATCTATTTTTGATTTCTGAGGTGAATGAATGGGGCATTTGTTCAACGACTTTCCTCGTGAGATTGACATGAAAGCAAGAAAAGTCATTAGAAATATGAAACAGTTGCAGAGGTATGTTGAGAAAACGAATGGCCGAGATAATCTCACGACTACTGTATATGGTTTCAGAGATCTCAAGACGAAGGGCAATCGTTGTGAGTATAGTACCGCAATCATACCCCACTTCGTAGTTGATTTGGATAAAGGCAGGGCTAGTGAGATACTAGACATGGATGGCGATGCAGGTGGCCAACGATGCACGGATGATACTTTGATTCTAGTCAGATACCTGGAGGAGAGAGAGATACGCCATGCTACTTGGATGAGTGGTGGGGGATATCATGTATGGATTATGTTAGATCAGGTGTATAACTTAGAGCCTAGAGATACCAATGACCTGTTATTCTCTGGTCGTGCGATGATTAACAAGTGGATTAACGACATGAGTTTAGTCACGATAGATCCTGTTGTTTCTTTCCGCCCTGATCGTCACATAAGAATACCAAACACATACAACACAAAGAGAGAGTTATGGAGCATACCTGTTGATTCAAATGATTTGGAAAAGGGTTGGAAGTATATCACAGACAAAGCAAAGAATCCATCTGGTGGTATGAAAGTAAAGGGCAAAAAGGGTTTGAAGATCGATATTGTTGAGAGCGACCCAGGAAATCAGTATATGTCAAGTATGACAGGATTTTTCGGGAAGTTTGAGGCGGCGGAAATATCTGTATCGTCAAGGAACATAGCAGGTATTCCGATGTTGCCATGTCTTGATGCGGCTTGTTGCACCAAAGGAGATAACCCTCCTCATTTGCCTCGTTCCTATCTGTCCATGTATCTCTTGGACTACTTTCACAACTTTGCAAGACCTCGAAGCTCAAGCAAAGTAAAGCCGTATGATGCAGTTGCGGAGGCTCATGCATTCATCCGTGATTTGGAATGGGCGGATTACAATCCTAAGATTACCCAAGAGCAATTGATTCATGCATCAAGCCGTGAATATCTCACGCCCACTTGCCCCACTATATTTAGACAAGGAATGTGTATTGGCAGATGTCCATTTTACGATCAGAAGGGAGTGGAGTGATGCTCATGAGAAAGAGTATTCATAATGAAAGCGTTAGTGTGGAGGCTTACTATGACAGAGGACATTGAGGAGATCAGGAAACAAAGACAGTTGAAACTTGCTCAAACTTTGAGCAAATTGGATGGAAACGATGAATCCGAGCGTAAGGAAGTATTGGATTCATTACCCTGGTCTTTTCGTTATAACACTAATACAGGGTTCTGCGAAATATTGCAACAAGGCAACATGGTTGCCATCACTCAAGATGAGAAGTTTGCCGATCAGGTATGCGAGGTTTTCAATCGTATGACATTGATTAGCGAATACACGGAGGGATTAGATGACAATCAATAAGTATCAACAACTTACTTGTGTGGATTGCAAACGCAGAAGGAATCTCGTTTGGGATCCAGAACACGAGAGGTGTTATGATTGCTTCATGAAAAGGAGGGTTGAAAATGAAAATCATGTTCATTGATTATAGAGAGCGTTCCGGTTTAGAAAAATTAGTCATGAAGTATCTTGACAAAAATGAACTCAAGTATCAAATGAAAGAGAACATGATTACTGATTATGCATTTGCAAATGTGGGAATTGAGGCCAAGACAATTCAAGATTACATGGGTAGTCTGTATAGTGGCCACCTGGAGAAGCAATTGCAGAACCTTGATGACAATTACACGCAGATGTACCTCGTTGTTCATGGTAGTTTAGATTCATACATAGCAGGTGCAAGGAGAGGAGGAAAAAAGATACCGTATGCAAAGGCATTCAATGTGTTTCTTGGATCGCTTGCAAGATTCTCAACGGATTACGATATCAACATCTGTCATTTCCAAACTCCCTCCGAAGCTGCTCGATTTATTTGTAAGCGATTTGAGAAGGATGGAACTCTTGGTAAATCGTCTGCTTATCGTTTGATGAGAAAAACCGCATCAGAAGATAAGAGAATAGATGTGTTAAGAACGGCAGGTTGTACAGAAGCGGTAGCCAAGATACTCTTGAAAGAATACGGTTCAATTAGTGAAATTGTATCTGTTTCTCCGTCAGAATTACAAACCTTACCAGGCATTGGAAAGATTACCGCAACGAAGATTCTCAATTGCTTCATCAGCGAGAATCCTATTGTGGATGAGAAAATAAAAATGAAGAGGGCATAATATGGTAATCACAAAGGAGCAAAGAGATACCACTAGGAAGTGGCATGACTACCAAGTTGTAACTAGCCCTTATGACGGAAGCAAGTTCCTTCGTCAGTATGTTGAGCGTTTCAGCACGGTCAGTTTCTTCAATGAGTATGCAGGTCTGTTGTCATACTATTACATCCTAGCTGCATCCTTAGCCCCTTATGTTCGTATCCCAATTCATGGTTCTTTCATTGATTGCAGACTTCATGTCTTTTGGATACAACCTGCTAGATCAGGGAAGTCAATTGCTTACGAGTTCATGTCTAAGATTCTAAAACTGTTAGAGATTGACACAGAGAAGTTTAGTGCAGGTTCAGATAGCAGATTGATTGGATCTGTCGAAACGATCCAGAAGTTGAATGATAATGGCAAACCAACAGGAGAGATAGAGAACAAGATTATTCCAGGTTTATTGAATGGATACAAGACTCTCCTCTTTGACGAGGCAAGCATATTACTCAACGACAAGAAGGCTTACTTCTCTGACAAGATTCTATTTCTCCAACAATCTATGGCCCCTATTGGTTCGGAAACAAATGTGCTAGTCAATCATTTGAAAGGTGCTTCGGTTCATACCCCATCAGGAATATCTTTGTGGGCTACGACATTCCCTCCAAAAGATATCATGGCTCATGTTCTTGACAAGGGATTCTTTCAAAGAGTATATCTTTTCCAAAACGATGTCACTCCCGAAACCAGGCAGACAACGAGTGAGCATAGAGTATCTGGTGCCTATCAGCCTGTTCCATCAAGGATATGGTCTTACGAAGACATAGCGGGTGAGATTGATGCGATACGAACAGAGGTTAAGCAGAGGTTGCTTGATTCAGCAGGGCTAACTCATGAAGAATGGGATAACCTAACAGATGAGGAAAGAGAGATTACATCTCAAGAACACGCATATGACATATTTACTCCTGGTCCTAATTATCTACCTGCTTTGTTGAATGCGGTTGATGACTACTACTCTTTAGTTCATGCAATACAGGATGAAAACATAAGGTCTGTTGCCATAGGCTTCATTCCGAACATAGAGAATTACACTATGATTTTTGGCAATCTAATTGCTGCTACTATGAGATCATCAGTAATTACTGCCGAGCATATACAGATGGCTAGTGAGATGATTTACGACAATTTTAGCAATCTAATCATATGGCTAGAGCAGAAGCAAGACCTCAAGTCTGGGAAGAAAAGAGCTGCTGAATTGCGTGGATGGAGAGAGGCATATAACAAGTGCAACAGAAGTGTTCATGACAGGACACAGAGAGAAGTCGTAAGAAAGTCTGATTTAGAAAGGGTGTATTCCCAATTACATGGCGTTAGTCCAAAGACGGCAAGGAGAAGGTTGGACAACATATTGAAATCGGGTGTTGCTACAAGAATTGCAGAGGGAAGAAACGCATACATAGCATTGGATGTATAACTATGGAAGGATTAGGCAGTTGGATGCAACAGTATGGCATAGTAGCATACAAAGTGTTCTCCTCAACTGATGCGAGTGATCTTCCATTAGGTTGGATCGAGCCAAGAGAGTTCAGCCTGGATGGTGTAGTATTCTATGATGGAGTGAATATGACTGTCTTTACCGATGTTGTTCATTCAGTTCTTGTAAAAGATAAGAAGACTCAGACTAAGGATATTGGACAACTACAAGATTGGATTGATAATAGATTTACAGATCACAACGCACCATATACATTAGTCAGTTATGGTTCAAGGACATTTGATGCACCCCTCCTTCATAATGAATATGAGATACCTACTACTGTTGGCCAGGTTGATCTGAGAGAAATGGTTGCAGACGCTTGTATGGATCATCATGGTGAATCATATGGTAGAAGATACGACATCAGAACATTAGCATCAATCAACAAAACAAAACAAACTGCCATACCTCATCTTTCATTTCTGTTGAAACCGATTGAATTGTTAGCAGAGTGGCAAAGGGGAATGGAGAGAAATGTGCTGAAAACACTAGCGGCAGAGGTTGAGTTGATCGCAGAATTATATTGCAGTATGGTAGTTAGAGAAGAACTCAGAATAATTGACAGGAGAACGGAACGAGCTGCAACTGTTCAATGCGATTTCGTTAGAGATATGACGAATTACAGATTCGTGCCTGATCCCGAAGAATTGGATAAAGCCGTAAAGGAATACAAAGAGAAACTTATCTCTTAGTTTCCTTGCGACTACCGCCCGCACCGAGTTGTCTTCTCATCTTAGGTCGGACATTGCCTCTAGTCTTATTCCTAGCATATCGCTTACGAGTTCTGCCACGTTTGACCTTTCGGCTTTGATTCCATGCTCTAGCCTTGCTTGCCCTCTCAGACCTGCCACTTACAGTATTCTTTGAATAGCCCTGGAACTTGCCTTTCTCCTCGGCCTTTTCATCCTTAGCCAATGTCCAAGCAATCTCAAATATACTCATGATGCCACCTTCAATCTAGGCTTGAGTTTCTTCCATACCTCGTGACAAACAGGACACTCCCACAGGAAGACTCTATCTCTTGAACCTGCATAGAAACCATTGATTCGAATGGCGAGAACACGAGTATGGCAATGAGGACAGTCTTGACTAATCTTATCCTGGTAATGCTTCACGGGGATACATCTCCTGTATGACCTGCATGAGTATATGTTATCTGAACATGAGTTGGTGTTCCCGTATAACCAAGACTAGCATTGATTGTTACTTCATTGTTTGAAACGGTATAGTCCGAACCCTGTACGAGAGTGGCTATGTGTCTAGGAGTTCCCGACTTGTACATCTGAACGCTAATGAGTTTCGTTGTCGCTTCATCTTGAGATTCCAATGGACTGTATGCTAGTGTGATAGTCTTCTGCGAACCTGTGTATGTGTCAGTCTTGATTGATTGCCTGTGAGTGGGAGTAATCTGGTATGCACCACCCATGCCCGATTGATTGATTCTAAGATCGGATTGATAGAACAGGTGTGTAGCACCTCTGCCGTCTGCGTATGAGCCAAGCCCTGCGGGATCACGGGCGAATATGAATCCGAGATCAGTTATTGGAAGATTAGCATTATTGCCGGAGAGCATATTGTTAGCGGGCATTGCTGCGGCAGACCCATCAATCAGCGAAGATACAGGGTACGGACCAGGGCGAACAAACACTCTCTTGTCTTCAAGAGATGCAATCTCAACTTGGCTATTGTTATAATGCAAGCGAGCTGATGCCAACACTATTGTTTGATTTGCTAAGTGTGCAGATGGACTTTGAGGATATGCACCGGATGATGTATCAATGGCATTTCCATATATGAATCCGATATTGTTGGTGATTGCAGGATCGAAATAAACTAACAGTATGCGTTCTTGATTCGCAGACAATGTGGGTGCGGTGCTTGAGTTGTGAGTTGCATACTGTGCAGTTACAGTTGCGGCATTGAGTGTAGCCGTAGTGATGGAATAGAACTGTCCATCAACACATAATGTACCTGCCGCTATGACAATTGATTGAGAACCGGATGTGGAACAAGCACAGTTTCCAGATGTTGAGTTGTTACGGCTACCAGAATCGTAATCATTGCTGATGATTGGAACTACGCCATTCAACAATCCTCTCTCATTGAAGTTGGTTAGAGTGGGGCTTGCAAGCACATCTGTATCTCTCAAGCCGTCAGTCTGATATGATTGAAAGGCGGTTTCATGTCCTTGTCCTAGTCCTGCCATCAACGCACCTCCATCAATACATCAACTCTGATTTCGTTTGTGCTGCCCTTATCAATGGGTAAGAATGTTGCCCGATAAGCAGGTGTGTCTAAGGCAGTATCTCCATGTAACGCTACTTCCTTGATAGCCTGGGATGAGGTTTGTTGAGTATCAAAGTTAGCGGTGATGGCTATGGTTCTGTCATCTATCTTGGTGACTTGTGGTGTGACTGTGATTTGAGGAGTACCTGCACCGCCATCCCTGCTTGATGCATCCCCTCCGCTAGATCCAAGAGTCATGCGAGTAACCAATGTGGATAAGTGATCGGTCAATGCAGATTTAAGTGAGTCAAGAACAGGCATTACTCTAAATCACCTCCTCCAAGTCTAGTGGTCATGACTCCTCTTTCATTATCCATTCTTCTTGTTTCAGGATGATTTCTAGTATGGAATGTTCCTCTCATGTCTGCGAATGCTGCTTCATCCAAAGCCTCCTCTATCTCTCTCTCACTCACAATCCCTGCATCCATGAGTGCTCTTACTAAACTTGCTCTTTCTATCTCATCCATGACTTGTCTAACATTATGTTGAGGAGATATGAATGAGTTTGCCTTTGTGCCTTCGTGCATAGCCTCTCCAAAATCTCCTACCTCAAATTGACCTGCACTTGTAGGAAGTCCTATTGTTTTTTCATGCGTATGAATCATAGGAATCTTTGAACCATGAAAGGCTAAAACCGCATTTGGGTCTGTATATTTAGTAGGAGGATCAATAGGTCTTGGTATTCTAAAATCCACATCTTTAGCAATAGCCCAAGCCTTTTCAAAAATCATTATTTCACCTCGTAGTACAGACTCTTACTCGCACCAATTGGCCGACTCCGCTTATTCCCATCACGAACTCCTATTTTTCCCATTCCATTAGTGTGTTTCGCCCCGATAATGAATCCGGTGTTGCTTACATTGCGAACAAATACTTTGTGTATTGCTACTATGTTGATGCCACTTGACATAGATATCTCTGCCACATCAACTACTGTTCCAGCAGCTTGATCCAGGGGAGATGAGTTGCCGGAAACTGCTTGTAGGTCTGATAGTATGCCTTCAATTCCCTTATCATACTGTGCGACTATGAAATTGCTCATCATAGTTCCATAATTGTGCATTGCTTCGAATACTGCAAAGTCACCTCTTAGGCCATGCGTTGGCAGATCGAGTTTGATTATCTCTCCTGGTTGAATAGTTGAGGCTTTGAATGCACCTTCTAATGTGACTAGAGGAGCACCATTTTCTGCACGGGCTAGAATGGCCTTTGCCAAACGCAATGCTTCTTTGTTAGTCTTGAGTCCTGGAATGTCTTGGCGTAGTGTTCTGACCATGTTTGACTTCGCACCTTTGCTTGCCTCATTCTTCATTCTCTCTAAGTCCTTGACAACAACAAAGACTCTCTCGTTGTTAGCCAATCCATCGCCAACTACGACTATCTCATTAGGAGAGTCCAACATCTTGCTCACGCTTACTGATCGGATTGCACTTCCTAATCCTAGAACATTTCCTCTGCTATTGAAACTGTCCGAAGCATAGACCAAAGCACCATTGCTTTCATTCACAAGTTGCTTTCCATCAATCTGAGTTAGATTCCTAATTATCTCCATGATGTTTAGACCTCTTGTCTTACGGGCAGTATATACATTTGAGTGATCGGTAATTAGGCGAAGCGATGGATGTGCATCCAATGTGGATGATACTTCTCTATCCTTACCGAGAAGTGATTTTGTTGGCGTTACATTGAATCCTGCCAACTCTGAACCTGCATCATTCAATAGATTCATAGCTGCATCGCTTGTCCTTATTCCAACGAATCCCAATTGACCCATTAGTATGTGTCCTTGCGTGAGTCCTGCATCTGCTAGACTATCTGCTTCTATGTTCCTAAATTGTAGGAATGTGGATAACTCATCTGTTTCAACTCCTGCAACCCTCAACACGAATCCTTTGGAATCATATACATATGGTGGGAAGTACGATGAAGATATTTCTTTTCCATCAAACCGAATGGCGTTGATTGAAGATGAAGATGTTTTGATTTGAGCAGTTGTCTTTCCATTCTCAATCAATATTGGGCGTTGATTGATCATCATGAAATCACCAGGGTCATACTCTAACAATCCTCTGAATGATAGCGTGGTTTGTTTCACCTTATCGTTAGTTGCATCATATCTATTCCATAGAGAAGATACCTGTTTAGCGAGAACTACGGTGTTGTCTATGTATGTGGGAGATATCAGATGAGGGAGTGTTAAGGAACGCATATCTGATAATGCAGACGGGCTACTCTCTGTTGTATAACGAAGTATCTGACCTTCCAAATCTCCTATGCCTGTGCTATTGGTGACACCTGTTAGTTTGTTCTTTGTTTTGCCTGTGTATGTGATCTTTCCTTTGCCTACAACAAACATAGTACCGGATGCAGGAAGCAAAGAACCGTCTTCCAAATATACATTGGTGCTAACGTGCTTTGTGACTTTGAATTGAGGATATAGCCTCATTGCAGTATCCATGTGAATATGTGTCACTCCATTAGGAGTTGTTTGCTTTACGAAGTCACCCGATATTCCTGTACCATTTGCCGTGTATCGTGTTTCTGATTGATATAGCCTCTCTCCTCCGCCTGGATGAGTTGTTTGAGAATATCTAGCTTCAATTTCTGGGTTGAACTCTCCATCTACTGTTTTCCTTACTGCATCGGATTTGAAGAATTGCAACATAGATGTGCTTGGCAACAGATGGAATACTGAATCTAACTCGTTGGAATTAGGCCAAGTCATCTCAAAGACTCCTTCTGCGGTGCTGATGAACTCAAGAGTGCCAAGTGTTTGTTCCATGTCAGACTCAAACACACCATATCTATTGTCACGGGTAAAAGGCTGATACTCGGTGTTGGAATCTCCTAATGATGACCTTGCTCCTAACACCCATCCATCCTGCAATAGATCCGATGCGAAGCCATATAGTTTCAATGGCCTTACAGGTCTTACAAAATAATCAATTGACTTTCTTTTCTGATTGGATGTCGTAGCATTTCCTGATGTTCCAAATACTTCAGTAGTAAGGCTACCCTCTTCCGTTCTGTTTAGGTATGTCTTTCGAAGAATGTATGTACCTCCCCATGCAGGTAGGTCTGCTGAACCTCTAACTGACCAGATATCTTTAGCATGAGTTTTAGCAGCAATTGTGACTGTGCTTCCTCCTTTGTCATCCTTTGAATCAGGACTCCATGTTGGCAAGGTGTATGGATTAGATATGGTTTGGGAATCTGGGCTACTTGGATCGAGTGTCATGTTCTCTGTTGTAAATCTAGTATTGACAGACCAAGAAGGCAATACAGGGAAATGTTGCCCTACAATCAGATCGCTATGTAGTGATGCCGCTTTGGTTGATAGGACTGAATATTGAATACTCTTATTGTCTATTCTTTCACTTTCTGTTTCAATAACGAATCCTAATCTTGGCTCAGTTCTCGCCTGGACTTGTCTATGATCACTTATCTCGGACAGAGGAATGGGGGTAAGACTGTTGATTGTAGCATTTGTATGGGTCGCTAATCCCCAACCTGTGGTAGGGTAATGAACATAAGATGTGTTTGAGTGATCTATTGCAGATGCGTTTGTATGAAGGGCATTTCCTCTAAGGTGATGGAATCCGCCACTCACTCCAAACTGTGTAGAACTAACGGCAGAAGGTGAATTGGATTGGCTATACGTGTTTGACCCTGTATATTGAACCAGATCAACAAACGGGTCTGAACCCTTATTCATTGGTACGGCTTTCAACGGTAGATTGGAGTTTGTGTTATTTGGGTCTAATTTAGATTCCCAATTACCTGCGGGCAAAGCAGTAGGATCAACAAGACCTGCTGATTCTATTCCAAGTGTCAAACCTAATCCAATAGGTTGCTCTGATGCGAGTGGTTTTGTGTTGCTTCTTCGAACAACGCTTGTGAAAGGAGTGGCCTCTGCCGTATGTGCAGTTAGGATTGCTCCGATTGGCATTGTCCTCTCAACACCATTGTAGTCTGAGGGGAATACCCATGAATCGCCATATGTTGTGGCATTGGGTAGTTTATTCATGGAGTCGTGGATACCGCCATCAAATCGGCCTTTCCCATATATTGGTTGATTAGCAGATTGATTCTCATTTGGATCACCTGCGAGCATATCCAAAGCATCGGAACTTGTTCTAAAGCCCCATGCTCTAACAGGCAATCTTCTGCTCAGATCATATGCGACCATACTATCTAATATGGACACATATTCTGTGAAGGACACGCCATCTGTATCAGTATCATAAGATATGGTCACTCCTGTTCTTTCTGGATTCAACCCATCTCCTATACCTTCTCCTCTAGTGTGTCGTATATTCTCAAACTCCTTTAGCAATCGGAGAGTACCTTGTGCCTCCCTTACAGTAGTATGACCCATGAGAACGGAGTTAGCAGACTTGAGTCCGACTATATTCCCATGCCCTCCTGCATTCAATCCGTTGTATCCATAGTTCTGTAACCATTGTGTGACGTATATTCTTTCAAAGGGTAAGGCATTCTCTGCTTGTGCAGTAGTAGTAGGGTTAGAGTGATTGCGTAAGTACAAACCCCTAGTCGGGGGGTAGTTTAGTGATCTAGGGCTACCTGCCTCTCTGTATCGGAAGGTCATGTAGTGTTCTCGGCTCGTTCCGAGGATAGCAGGGTGACTATACTCAGCCAACCAATGACATAGGAATGCGTCTGGAACGCACCCTGTACCTGTGTTGGCCTTGTCTAGTAGTGCAAAGTCACCGTTTGTAGCCGTTATACCACCACTACCTCCTGGTGTAAGGGCAGCTAGATTGAGATATTCGGGGTCGTGGCACAAGAGAGGAGGCACAGTAGCCAATTCAGTACCAGAACGGGGTACTGCGACCCCTTCTTCAAGTCCAATCATGAAGTAAGCAGACGATCCAACATCAATTACAGGGGCGATTGGGCGACCTCCTGAGAGTGAATAGTCGCCAATCATAAATCCATTCGTTATGATTTCAGAACTCGTGTTATATCGGCTTCCACCACTCAAAGCATTGGCAAAAGTGAGCCTAGTTGCCCCCGAATTAGTGCTAGTTGTACGGCTTGGAGATGCCCTTCTGACGAGATGACCTGCTCCTATCGTTGCAGTTTGTTCCTGTCCAGGGGCTACGAGGTAGTCAATGTCCGTTCTCGGAGTCACACCAGAATAAACTGCTTTCACATCTGGTAGCCTAAATCCGCTTAATTCACTCATTGGGATACCGTCTGAGGAAAATGAGCCATTTGCTCGATATCCACTTTCATCTTTGACTTCTAATGTGTCCAATTCAAAGACAGTTGAAGAGTTAGTGGATTTAGCAGAACCAAAGCCATGATGCTTGTGTTCTGTTTCTGCCTCAAACAACAAAGAATAGGAAGAACCGTGAGAACGGTGCAATTGTCGCCTCATAGAGGCAGGAGTACCCCTCTGGGTCATAGGAGTCACGAAAGAGTGTCCTTGCCTTGCAAAGCGTATTCTATGGTGTGGAAACGGGTATCCTGTGGATGTGCCGTTGTTAGTTTGAGTAAGCACAGAACCTCGCTCTGCGTGGTCAGTAATTCTGTGAGCTGCAAATAAGCGTGTTGTACCGCTTGGAACTGCACCAGCAGTAGTGTGGGGGGTTAGACCCTGTTTCGTGGCCATATCGGGATGCAGAAGCCTCTGTACATGGAAAATTAACATCCTGTCGTGAGTATCAAACTGAGATGCACCTCCTGACGCTTCTGCAACGCCTGGTTTGCGAGGATCAGGAGCAGTTAGCCCTCCCAACCCCCAAGTCATGTTTGAGTAGGCTTGAATGCGGTCATGGCTACTTCTAACAAATACCTCTCCAGGTATCTCTGATGGATCAGGAAGTTGAATCTGCATATTTGGAGTCAATCTTCCATCCGTTGTGGATGGTCCTGTAATCTCTTCTCCCGTTGTTGGATCTATTCGGGTATTCTGTATTGAGTAGTCTTTGATTACAACTCCCAATGGCGATTTACCGAAAAGAGTCAGCCTGTTACCCTGGTCGTCTGTTGTGATAATATCTTCAAACACTTTTTCTTCATTACTGATTTGAAGTCCTGTGACTCTTGTTGAGTTAATCGTCTTTGATGAGAATATGGGGCGAGGCACATTTACACTATCATCTCCATCAATTCCAGCAGTTTCAAAATTGCCAACATATGTGATGTTAGTCAAATTGTCACGAGAATCGGAGAGCATATTATTGGAATTGCTTGTTGCCGTTGCCCTATATCCGTTACTTAGGTGGAACATATCTCCAGATGTAGCGGGAAAGTCAGTACCATATTCCATTTCTGCTAATTTTATGTTGCTTGATCCCGTAGTATCTGAATCAACTTTAGTAATATGGGCAAGCGATGGTTTTGTCACCGCATAATCAGGTGGAGGTATCTCTGGAAGGTTGCAAGAATTGAGTCCTTCTATGCTAAAACGAACATAACCATGACCAGAACTGTGAGCCACCGCAGTTGAACCTCTTGAATCGTAATTAGGAGCAGGGATACCCATGTTGCCTCCATCCATCGGTTTTGAGGTTAGATACCAAGTAGGTACTGATGCTCCTAAGCCTTGAATTACAGGTCCTGCATTTGCCGCCGCCCAATATCCACCTGCTGAATTAGGCGTTGTAGCCTCCCATGTGAGAACAACGGTATGTTTTGCAGGTTCAGCAGGAATAGTAACCGTTGCAGTTGAAGCGTTCAATTCTTCGGGATAAGAACCTGTATTCACTTGACTTATCTGAGATTCTAGCGTTCCTCCACTTATTGTGAAATCAACAAAAGACTCAGAAGTAACGGGTAGTCCATTGAATCTTTGTGGGCCGTATCTAAATGTGTTAATGGCGGTGTATGATAAGGAAAGACCCGTGTGATCGTTATCCGTGTAGGATATAGTTCCTGATTGAGGCAAATCAGAAGGGTATCCATTTTTGAAAGTACCATTCAACGAAACCCTCAGAGTTTGAGCTGCCTTTGCCAAAGTAGCCGTTCCAGTGTATTCCGGCCTTCCCGACATCCTAACATACCTTGCTCGAAGATAACGAGTCTTGCTATGCTCTCCGATTTGCTTGACCCTTCTGCTATTTATTTTGGCCGCTATGAGTCTAGTGGCTTCCTCTGTTCCTAGATTGTAGGTCTTGCTATTGCTATCATCTGTTGCGGCTTGTTTGAGATCCACTATGATGACGTTCTTAGCCTCAGACGGAGCAGATGCGGTTGCTAATGGTGTTCTTATGATTACAGTCAAACCCTGCCCCCATTGGTCGCCTGTGTTCGTTCCATACTCCCAATCGGTTACGGCATCACCGTATTCAGTATCGGGGTATGTGATGTGCATAGCAAAGAATCCACTTGCAGGATAACCTACCGTGCTTGATGCGTCTTCACCCATTGGAACTACCTTAGCAGGGTATATCTGCTTCGTATAACGAGTCATTACCACACCGCCCTCGCTGCAAACATCTCTTGGACATCTGCCAAACTGAATACATAATCAAAGACTCCAATCTCACCCATCGTCATGTTCCATGCCCAAATCTGGTCATTGTTCGTGTTAGTTGTGGTGTATGCAGTTGCTCCATCCGTGCAACCACAGGCCATGTTGTATGTTGAGCCATTGATTGTATAGATTGACATCGGACCGTTGGTGGCCGTTGGTGCTTGGTCAATAGCACCTGCCGCAGATAAGCCAATGAAACACATACCTGTCTGTGTTAGATCTCCGAGATACTTAGGCAGTTTCCCCTGGATTGGTGTGCCTGTGCCACCTACTAATGTATTTACTGACGATGATGTGAATGTGTGAGTGGTGTCTATCTTCTGCGTACTGCCTACATAGAACTCTTCACCACTAAGTCTGAAAGTCACATTCGTTCCTGATTTAGACATCGTGAGGTTATGCCATTTGCCCCTAAGGACCCTAACTCCGTCTGCTTGAGCTGCATTTGTCACCGACCTTATGTTTGAGCCATCATGGAAAAGGAAGAAGAAGCAAGCCTGTTGGTAATCACTTCCTGTACCATCTCCCGTCACCGAGTTTTGCCCTGCTAGGTACAATCCCCAATACCTTCCGGCGGCATCACGACCTGTAATCAACGGACCGGATGCCGCTTCCACATTCGCATTGCCAAAGTTAGAACCAAAGTTCGGTTTGAACCAGACGCTTATCGTGTAATCTCCTGTGCAATCAAAATCTCCCATTGGTCCGTACTCTTTATTCACGGCAGAGCCTGTCCAAAAGTGGGTTGCCACAGTTTGCAAACCATGAAAGTCAAGTCCTTTAGATGTAGTATCAACTGAGTAAGCAGGACCATTCTGCACATCCATTGTAGCGTGATCTGTTGTTTTTATTGATGCTACCTCAACACCTGCATCAACTGCCGCTAATCCACTTACACCCGTCAAAGTGTGAGGACTACCGCCTGTACTCTTTCCTGTGTATGTGAAGAAATCTCCACCTGCAATTGCATTGTTCGTGCCACTTGATTCAAAGTCAGTAGCATCAACAACATTGAGTGTGCTTCCACTTGAGTAATTGCTTTGCACAGTTGTTGCGGCTTTTCCTCTTGAAACTCTAAGAGGAGAACCATATATTGCCTCTGTCAAATCCTGTCCTTGATTGTACGATGTGTTGGCAGAAGCAACCTCCTGATCTAATCTAGCATACAAAAGACATCTTTTGAGAGAACCGTCTTCTTCCTTCAAACGATGATGTATCCCTTGCAATGTGTCCTCATTGATGGTGTCGTTGTTGGTTATATTTGTGAAGTCCAATACCGCAGAAGCCGTGCTTACCTCATGTAGGTTTTGAAAGCCGGAGAACCCTGTTGGTCCTTTGGAATAGTGATGAAGGAAATCATCGCTATAATCATTTGATGTCCCATCACTTATGTCAAAGGTGACTCCTGTGTGCCCTCCTCCGAAATACACAATGCCCTCCTCCTCTGTACCAGGATATAGCAATTCAACTTCTATGCCGTTGATTGCGTTTCCATCCGAATCATAGAACAACTCAATGAAATCAGTAAGACTACCATATGGCACTATACTCCTAATCATAAAAGCATTAGTCACTACATCTGACGATAAGGTAGTTTTCTGTTGGTCTATTCCTTGAAACGATGCTAATGCACCCTTGACTCTAAGCACACCCTGCATCAATGGACCAGGAGTCTTTGTAATACGCTTGAGGTAATCAGTTGCCGTGATGCTAACTGCAAGGTGATTTATGTCTGTATCACTTGAGGGGTTAAATGCTGACAGGGTAGGAGATGTCATATCTGGAGCAGTTGCACTTGCACCAAGCAATGTTTCTGCGGTAGGGCTTGATACTGTCGTAACCGTAAATGATCCGCCTAGTCCGTTATAAGACCTCAAATTATTAGCAGAATCAAGGGTACTGCCCGCAACCGCACCTTTGAATGTACTAATTGGAACAAATGTTTCTCCGTCTGCACCGATTGGCATAGGAGCTGCAAATGAGTTAGTTTGGTATAGCCTACTGTTAGTGGTTATGGGAGCACCATACCCTACTACTTGTGCAGGTTTGTAGGCATATGGTGTTCTATTGCTAAGTCTAACATTGAAATTACGCCCCGATGCACCAGGGATTGTGCTATGGATCACTATTGAGATTCCCGATTCACCATCTCTGCTTTCAGTAACAGTTCCTACGAATGCTCGAACATAACCCATGTGCGTTCCCGTATCTGTGTTAGTTGCAGATACGGGGAATATCGCAGGAGGATCAAAGGCACTACCTCCTGCACTATTTTTTGCTTGAGGATGCCCTGCCATGTTGATTCTCCTTATGACCTCCTCAACGCAGACATTGAAATCAGAGGTGGTGTTTGCTATTGAGTTGAAATCAATATCCAACGGCCTAACATATTCAAGTGCTGAACCATCGGCTTTCTTTCCCTTCAATGAAAGAAAACTTGTACGACATAGTATGGGATGCAGAGATTGCCTGTCGTTTGCCGACTCGTGTGCCGATTGTACATCCCACTCAAAAGCCTCCATGTTCGGTCCGTCTAGGATTAGTATTCTCGCACTATTATTCGGATCTGCATGAACTGCATCTGCATTCAATCCTATGATAGCCTTTACAGACTCCCCCAATGCTTCGGCTACAAGTATTCGATCTGATAGTCCTAAAGGCGTTTCACCTGTGGTTATTCCTGCTATATCCGCTACTGACAATATGATCGGAGAAGAGTCATTGGCAACATTAGTATTGGTATCCACTACTATGAATCCGCCAAGCGTTACAGTCATACCTGCATCTATGTTTCCTAGATTGCTACTTTCATTGCTTGATGTATCAAGTGGATTCCAGGTTTCAGAAGTTGTGATGGTCAAAGAAGTTCCGTTGTTGTATGCGGCTTTAGCGACAATACCATATCCACTATTCAAGACACCTTCTCCGATTGTGACATAGAAGTTGTCTGCACAATTTGCTTCCAATCCCCTTTCACCTGTTGTCTTTAGGAATGCAGAGGCATCATCCACATTCAATGTCCCACTACTGTACGATGTAACTACTGCTTGAACAGATGGCCTTTGACATCTTATGAGTGTCCTAGAGGCAGCTAGCCAATCATAGAGTTGGTCTGTAATCTCAAAGGATGCTACGGGGCTATGTTGCCCCCAATCAACCGCAAACCTAGATTCGTTCTCTCTCATCTCTGGTCGGTTTATCGCCATTGTACAATCAATACTCATCTTGAATGATTTGTCTGATGGTATTGGTGTTCTCGCATCGTTATCCGAAGCCAACAAACTATCCACATCATAGAACATAGAGGGGAATAATGGCAATTCAGTCAAGGCTCTAGTGGATGCGTAGTAAGTTGAAGTCTGCTTATCATTACGGACAGACGCATTTCCTGATCCTACAATCTTGTCTTTCCAACCAGGCATGAATGGATGTTCTGCAAAGACGGGTTGGATATCCACTCCTCCTTGACCCAAGCCTCCCAAAGTCATTGTAACTGTGGGAGTTCCAAGATCGCCAATCTCTTTCACGGGCGTTCCTTGACCTAAATTGAAATCTCTTGTAGAGCGATGGTCTAGTATATCCATCAAAAGGGAACGGCCTTTGATAGATACCTTTGATTCATCTTCACCGCCTAATTGGGGAGTTATTTCTTCAACCCTGCCTCTCATCAATACCTTCTCAACATTTGCTTGAAGAACATCAAGAGGGGAGTTTGAAGAATGCGACACATCATCGAGCATAGCAAAACTCGTTCTCTTTGCTGGATGAACTAAAACGAAGTTAGCATTCCCTGTCAGCTCATTGTCAATGACATCCATAAATGAAAGATTGGATCGTCTAAATGATGAAGGAGTAACTTTGTCATCAGTATGTGTCTTCCTGTTACTGCCTCCTCCTCCTACTATGTGCATGATGTGGTAATCAGAATTGCTTGTATCATCAGGAGTGTTTGTGCTTGGTATCGCCTTTGGTATAGAGTATCCTCGTATTCCTGTGCCTAAACCATATACCGTGTCCTCAATGTTGATGAAAGGAGAGGGAGTGATGTCACCTGTTGGATTGGATGACAAGGTGTGTGATGCGGGTTTATCGTTGAAACTGCTTGTAGGAAGGCTCACAAGACCTCCAGGTGCAGTTACTGTGAGAGTTATAGCAGAGGCATCTGTCTGACTACCCGAATAAGGCCGTCTAAGCCAATCTGAGAGTGTCCGACCACCAAATACGGCACTACCACAAGGAACAGTCTTAGACACGACTAGATAGGCCGCATTTCCCGTAACATGATCAGGCCGGAACTTGGTACTAACATCTGCCGTTGCTAGGCTTGTACCTGCGACCACTTCTCCTGTCAAGTCTATTGCATTGTAATGAACTTGAATCTGCCTCGGACCACCTGCACTAATCAATACCGAAGGAGAATCAATTATGGCAATTCTGCTAGTGTCTTCAGGAGTTAAGTGTCTAATGTAATTATCATTTGTTGGCGAGCCATTTACGAAATCAGCAGTATGCTCTATGTCCAACCCTTTCAACATAAATGGTTTTACATTGCTAACTGCAATAGCGACTATCTCATCCCTTGTTGAGGAATATACATTCTGACTAAGCGAAGAATCATAGAATCCAACGCCCGATTCAGTCACTATTCGATTGAATACGTTTGAGCTGCTACTGCCCGAATCAGTTGCACCGATTGTTGATGCTTTGTTGATTACCTTTGATATCTCTCCATGAAAAACCAATTCTGTGACTTTCACCCTTTCATTCTCTGCGATAAGAGTATGGATATTTACATCCTCATTAACATAATCAAAGGTGTTTGCGATCCCTTGCACAGTTTGTTTAACCACTTGTTCATCGGGCATCGGTAGCATTTTCAAGAAGAAATCTCCTTCAATCAAGTTGTATGCAGTTACCGCCCCCATGCCACCGTATGTTTCGCTTGGAGCATACAATGTGTCAGCATCCGTTGAATCTGTGCTACGACTTTTGGTTGAGAAAAAGAATGCATCATTTGAAAATCCAGAACTGTCTTCAAATCTTTGACCCTGTGTATAATGTGCTAGAGTGAATGTATCTCTCTTTCTCTTTCTTTGTCCTGTGACTGAATCAGAAACTTCTTTGTTGCCTGGATCAATGAATAAGTCTGCCCTTCCAATTGTAAAATAAACAGGGGTGTTGTCTGTATGTGCAAATATATGTCCTTGTGTCGTTGGCAGATTATCCACCGTTCCATTGGCCGCATCGTTAGCCAAATGTACAGATGTACAATTTAGACGATTATTAGCAAAATCAATTCCGGTTATTCTAATTCGTTCTATACGATTGATAGATGGATTAAGGGTTGATGTGCTTGAAGTGGAGAGTACAGAATTATCTGAAAACCTCACATTCTGCGAATCTGGGGGCGTTATAACGCCTGTGGAGGGGCTTGTTCCTGCTTGATTGATTACCGCATTAAGCACCGTTGATTTCACACTTGAGAAATACGCTTGGTCTGTTAAGTCAAGAGTTGAAGAATACCAGGATTGGTCTTTCACTTCTTCCAAAGGTATGCCTTGAGTCAGAGATGCTAGTTTCTCTAAAGCAGAATACCTGTCAGTAACCCCCCCTGGATTTGCAGGGTAATCTCTAATCTTGAAGTGCGTAGTGCTGAAACTATGCCCTATTGCCACCATAGGTATATCCAACAATCCATCAAGTCTGTCCGTTCCATCTCTGCCTTGATTGGTAGCTCCTGATCTTGCATGGTCAAAGAAATACACTTCGGGAATATCATAATCATCGTCAAATCTCCACAAGCCAAAGGTGTTTTGCATCTTCGTCAAGGGTTCTATTTTTGGATCAACAATTCCTTGAGTGATACGAATGCTCTCAATAGCACCTCGAAACTCTCCTCCTCTCCCTCCAATAAATATGTCAGATGATGATTCTTGCAGTAATCCTCCTTCCCCTCCAAGATTGAGTTCGGCTACTATATCTCCATTGATGAAACACTTAATTTCAGATTGAGTGTATTGTGCAGTTACTAGAACTAATCCTTGTTGCCCGAATGTCAAATCTTGAGGGCGATGGGCATTTGATGAAGATGAATAGACTCCCGAATTGCTTACAGTATGAACAGGAGCATTGAATGAGGTGGATAGAGTATAGGGTCTATCGGCAGTATATACTTCAAACAGTAATTTGCCATTAGCAAAAGGTTCTCCATACTTCAATCTAAACGATCCTGGTTTCTCAACAATCACTCCTCCATAATCAGGAATAATATATGCATCTATTGTGAAAGAGCCTCTGAGTGCGTTCAATGGATTTGATTGTGAATCAATATGTTTTCTTCCAACTTTAGTTGCATGGCTCTTTGTTGATTTGACTGTTCCTGAGAATTGCTTTGGTCTAAGGTCTATTCCCGATTCTCTATTTCTCCCCGTAGGAACAACCAACCCATCGGTGAAACCGTTTAGACGAAGTGCTTTGCCATGAAATCTTACGATGCCCATATCATATACCCACCAATTGCTCCACCGCAGTAAAGGTCATCTCATATGACCAAAAGCCATCACCTGCACTATATGATGGGCTAAACATTGTTAGAACAACAGGTATTGCGACACCTTGTTCTAGGTATGGATTTGGCCTAATGGTTTCATTATTCACTACTATTGTTGGATCGAAAGACTTTGTATTTTGATCGGAGGAGAAGTCTGTTCCTATTCCCGATGGTATGAGATATTGCCTCAATACCTTGTTGCCATCTGTTGATGAGGCCAATGACTCATATGGAACACGAAGTCCTACGATATACTTCTTGACGACATTTGCATTATCCACTCTAAGGAATCTTGAAGCATCTAAGGAAGCAACCCCTTCTGGTATATCCACAACCGAACCACCTAATGCATTTGGCGAAATCAATGCCCCACCTGCACTCATGTTTGATAGATTCAACAAATCCTGTACCTTATCTTCCATAGTTAGTTGAGTAGCTGCAACTCCTCCTACTGCATTTGTCACAAGGAATTGCTTTGTCCAATCCTGTCCTGCATTATCTTTTGATACGGTTACTGTGTGGTTGCCCGCAGAACCTACGGTCTTGTTTGTAATGGTGATTTTCTCTCCGTTGAATCCTGATCCACTCTGAGAATCTTGAGAGAGAGTTTCAAGTTGGCCGGATGATTGGGATGTGGTGAATATATCTGAGAAGTTCGTAGTAGTTGTATCCACTTTGACTTGAGCACTTCCCAATGCAGTTGCTATTGTGTCGGAAAGGCTATCGCTACTTGTGGTTGAAGATATATTCACCACAATGATACTGTTTGTTGCAACTGTGGAAGAACCGCTACCATTCTTCAACTGTATTGTAATGTCTTCTCCTAATCCTGCGTTGATTTGGCCGATGCTCTTGAAGTTGATTTCAACTCCGTCTAATTCGGTTTTAACAGTATTCCAACTACTAAACAATTCATACCAAGTTGCTTCTAATGATTGACTACCATTGATTGATGTGTCAATAGTGAATGCTGAACCAACACCTGGAGTTTGTTGGTCATCGTCTGTAAATATGCCTTGAAGAGTTATGCCAATTTGTGTTTGATTGAGATCAAGTGCAACACGAGTATTGAGTATTGGAAGGGGATAAGCAGTAATTATCCTGGTCAAATCAAATGTTATACTGTCTGCATCCAATTCCATGATGCTACTATCTCTTCGAATGAGTTGTATTCTTGGCATCAGATTCCTCTCCCATATCCACCTGATCTTGATCGTGATTTGAATACACGCTGAACTTCTTTGCTAACTGCCTTTGCAATATCTTGAGGATTGCCATTCGCACCACTAACCGTGATATTGACCGTGTTTTCATTTAGTGTGTTATCGTTGGTTATGTTTGTAGTGCCTCCACCACCCATTCCTTCTCCTTCTATTGCAACAGGTATGCTCCTGCCATCGGGAAGTGGCACTACTGCCTCAGTACCATGTAGTATAGCAGGATAACCACTTGTTGGTCCTGTTGCTACTCCTCCACCAGAACCGCTAAATATTCCGCCAATAGATCCTCCAATAGAACCTACGAAATCAGATACGCCTCCTACTACATCTCCAAAGTCAGGAATCATGTCAAATATTTCTTGTACGGCATCAAGAAAGCCTTCAAAGATACCTACTATTCCATCAATCGCAAATTGAATTGCATCCCCTGCTCCGTCTAACATAGTAGAGAAAGCATTGCCAACTGCCTCAATTGGAGGTGTTATGAACTCAAATATTGCATCCTTAATGCCTACCATTTTATTTATTATCCAATCAACTTTGTTGCCCGCTACTTCGGCCAATGCGTCAAATGGATTCTCTGCCGTGAATATGTAAAGGAGATCGTTTAGGAATGTATTCATCCAGGAAAGAAGTCCTGTAAAGATACTAATGATGCCTGTTATAACCCCCTCTATTAAGCCTAAGAATGTCATGAAAGCACCTCCTGCACCCGCATCTCCTAAAGCCCCGCCAATCTCCACCGCAAGATAAACGACTAACTCAATCAATTTGCCGAATATGACACCTGCTACTTCAAACAACAGACCGAGAGTTTCTATGAATAGCACTATGAAATCAACTATTCCACTATCAACTAAGAAACTTCCAAACTTGTTGAATGCAGAGGTTAGACTAGATGTCACACTACCCCCTGTTATACCTAAATCTTCAAACGCCTTTTGGAATGAGCCAAATATTGCACTTATACCTGCCCAAATGCCCATGAATACCGCAAGCAATGCATGGAATACTCCGTGATCGTACATTGCTTCAACCACACTCAACCATGTTGATATCCACCAAGTAAGTATTTCCACCATCAAAGTGACTACTGATACGAAGAATGTTCCAAACTCGGTAAGAACCGACTTCGCCATTTCAATAGCTGGTCCGAAATCAAAAGCCATTATCTGTTGAATGACTCCTATGAGGATGTCTTTCAAACCGCTTAAAGCGGATACCAATTCGCCTGTACCACCACCTGCCGAACCAACAGATGAAGTGAGATATGCAAAGACGGATATTACTGTGAATAATATTCCAATCATCCCTAGAAAGGACATTCTTATACCATCAACTGTCTTCTCCATAATTCCTAAAGGAACTAACAGACCCTTCATCGGAGCGAGAACTGCTCCAATTCCTGTTTTTAGTTTAAGCCATAGATTGTAAAACGGGCCAAGAAGTTTATTGAAGATTACAACTTTAGTATAGGATTTTGTCATGGCTTTGCCAAAGTCTTTGTCCAAAGCCATACCTGCGGCAGAAACTTGTTTTGTCCAATCCGCTAAGTTTGTATCAGCCATCCTGCTCCCTCAATTTCTGGTTCATCAGATCGAAACTATCTTGTAGGGTGGCACTATCACTTGTTGTCCGTATATGCCTCCCTTTATTTTGATTTCCTTGAGCGTTATAACGAGATCTTTGTTTTTCAAGCCGTTTTGACTCCTCTGCTTGCTTTTCTTGATGTGCCCGAACAAAGTTATACAGAAAATATACACGCTCAGGTGGTTGGTCATCCCAAGAGTGTGGAGGACAATTAAAATGACTACCCAATACATAGGTTATAGCCTGGTACGAGAGCATGATGCTCTGTTTAGGAGTGAAGTGACCTACCCTGCCATCTGAATTGAGAAACCTTCGGAGTTCAGGGTAGGTTATTCCAAAGGGGCTTGCTCACCGCCAGCGAATGCTTCCATCAAAGATTCAAGTGATGGCAAGACCTTGATTAGTTCCTTGCCCACTTCAGGACTTAATTTTAGAATGTCTTTCTTAGATATTGCAGGATCAGTTTTCTCTATACAATTTGTAAGAACATACGAATAGTATCCTCCAAAATCAATTGAAGGAGCAGGTTCGCCATCAACCATTTGGAAATCAACAAACCTAGATATCGCTTCTTGTTGCTGAATCCAAGTGAGTGGTTTTACGAAAACCACTAAAACGCCTTTTTCTGTTTCAACCTCGTGCCTAACCGAACTTGATACGGTTAGAAAATCATTCGCCTTCAACGCCATCTGTTTCATCTCCTTCTGTTAGAGGCGTTTCGTCTGTGGCACTTGCCTCTGTTACGGTATCTGCTTCAACTAAGGTTTCAACCTGGTCTGAGCTAGTTGTGGAATTGGTGGCATCCCATGCCCTCAACCGTTCTATCAACTGTTCTTTGTTTCCATAGATCGGTTCTCCCGCCTGTTGCAACAAGACTTTCAAATCGGTAACAGTCAAATCTTCATAGCCATCTGTATAGACTATTTCTTCTTCTTCATGTACTAATGGCGTGTAAGCACCTTCAACTGCTATTTCACTTGAAGATAGCCCTGGTCCATCAGTTATCTCATCGCCATTGATTGTCCAATCAATCCTTGCTCTTGTGCCATTGACCGAAACGAATCCCGTTAGCCTCATTATAACTCCCTCATGTTCAATGGTTATTCAAGCATTCCCTCATAATATGAAATATGGATTGTTTTCTGTCACCTTCATATGGCGAACCACCAACTCAACATCAGCGAATATTGGCCCCTTGTCTGATGGTATCTGATGATCCGCTTTTGTGATGGTGTAATCCTCCAAAGTTATAGTAGCGGTTTGCCGAGTAGTTGCACTACCTGCTTTGGTCATTGTGAATGTAATGTCGTTTGTGTTCTGGTGATGTCTTCGAGTTCTGACTTCATCCCATAGTCTATCATCCTCAACTAAAGCCTTGAATGAGAATGTGTATTCCCTCACTCCTTCTGTGATATCCAATGGAGTCTGCGTTGCTCCGTGTTGAACCTGATCTGTATCGGATGTTGCACCTTCAAAGCCTCTAATGTACCATCTAGCCGTGTTAGTGTTTGCTAGTCCTAAACTAAACTCTGTTGCTCTAAGCACAGGTCTTCCAAATATCTGTATGCTTATATCTTGGAATAGATATGGTTTTTCGCCATCAACCGCTATACCGCTAACTTTTCTGTTCGCTGCGGTGTTTGCAGTATTGTCAAACATTCGGTGCGGGGAGAACATATCGCCTGTATCAGTATAGTGTCTTGCAGCTTGATACTCACAACTAATCTTCAATTCTCCCTCAGTATCTGCTGATATATTTGCAGATCCAACCTTGCAACCGCTATACAATCTAAGCAATTGTTCTCCACCAGGAGTAGTATCATTATTCCTAAACGATTGTTCAACGGTGAAAGACGGTACAACATTGTGTCCAAAGAGTGTATGTGTAACTCCATTTTGAAGTTCTTTTGTTGATGCTACAATGTTTGGACTACCTTTTGATGCATCAGATGTGTATCTCAATCTATCAACGCCACAAGAAGCAACTGCGTGAGCAAAAGTGAATGGTTCTTCAACATGAACGTGATCACCGCCAACTGCAATTACTCTCCTAATTTCATGCTTGAATATTGTAGGTGGTGTTCCATCTTGACCTGGAATCTGATGTGTGTCTTTATCAATAATCTGAATGTAATCTCCCACCGAGAACATTGCACGAACTGTCGCCCCCACATCCACTCTTGTATCTCCAATGGATACTGCTCCTGCAAGTGGTGGCATAAGGACAACACATTTGTTAGCCGTAAGAGCCAATGCAGCCGCACCAGAATCAATATCTGCTATGCCTTGAACATCGTTGGAAGATATTGATGCGTATGATGCGTATTTCGTAGTGCCACTATCATTCACTTTGAGAACACCTGCGGCAGTTCCGCTTGTTACGGAAAAAACAGTCTTTGCCGTTAAAGTAATGTCATCGCTACTTGTTGATGCTACCTTAGCACCAATCATGAAGTTAGTTCCTGTTGTAGTTGAGAGGCTATCTAAGCCCGTAAGAACAGTTCCTGATGATGCTATTGCAGTATAATCACCCGCAGTTCCAGAAGCCGATTGTAATTCTGCTCTACCCGTTACGGTTGCATCATCGCCTAAATTGAATAATTTCTCAGAAATAGTGTTACTTCCGCTTGCTAAAGTGGCTAGAGAGCCGTTGCCCTTTGCGGTATGGCCTCCTAATGCGTACTTCAACCACCTCATACTGTGAGCATTTACCTCTATTGAACCCCCTTCTAAGGTTTCACGCCCACTTGTAATTACATTGACATCCCTGCCCATGCCAATAACGTGTTGTTGCCTAACATCAATTGATGGCTCAGGCAGAGCAAACTCGTTCAGTAATCCTAGAAATTGATCGGTTCGAACTTTTTGACCATTGGTCGCATCACTCATAGATGAATCAAAAGTTGGGCAACGATATGCCTCTATCACTAGACTATCTGATGAACCTGCCGCTTGGCTTGCAGATGTAGCCAAAGCGGGTTGAACGGTAATTGTTCCAGCAGTTGTGTCATTTGCCGTTATGTAGTATGTTCTTCGAGTTGCGGCATAATCATCGGAAGCAAAATTACTGCCTCCTGTAATCTTAACAACACAACCAACCAATATATTATCAGGGATTTCAACATCAGTTCCTGATCCTGTATGCCAATAAGCTCCTGTTCCTACTGTAATTAAACTCGTACTATTGGTGCTTGAAGTGAGTGTCCAGGTAGCACCATCACACCGTAGCCCTGTTTCTTTACCGAATGATACTTCGGCCAAATCTCCTTTGTATAGTGCATTCGCCATGTTCTATCAAAGGTGGCTAAACGGTCAATGCTATTTAGCAACTATCACTCAGAATCCTTATCTGCGTCTTTTGACTTGGTTTTGGACTTGGTTTCCTCTTTAGGAGGCGTTATAATGGCTTGAGATTGCCTTTGTGCTCTTATTTTCTGAGCCTCTGCAACTTCTGCTAGATCTCTTGAAAGTTGAGCAGTTCTCTGATTGATGTAATTAACGATGTCTTGAGTACAAGCCTGGTGTAGCCTAAATAAAACCAATCGATCTGCTGATTGTTCTTGTAAGGCTAGTAGTGCTTGTTCTGGGGTAAGAGTCACTTCTTCGGAGGTCATTATGCTTCCTCAGATGTATCTGGTTCATAAAGTTGTCAATTCTGTTAGGTTTATTCTGTCCAATTCCAACCACCTATCTCTGTTACGATAGAACCATATTTCTCTTGTATTAGATTCTTGTAGCCTTCAATCCCTATTATGTTTCCATCCTCATCAAAATCTGTCGTAAGCCATGTGTCAAACCACCCCACATCCCAAGTTTTATCGGGATTCCAGGTGTGAATATCTGCATGGATAATTGTAAATCTATCATCCTTAGCACAGTCACTCCATACCAAATCTATGACATCTTGCTCACTTTCAACTACTGTTACGCTAGTCACATCATCTGACTCAAGCAATGGGATGTGGATCACACCTAAACCAAGACCTGCAATTAGGATATCACCAGACATACGAGGCATAAGCCATTGATGCTCATCATATTCTTGATCTGTGTCTTGCATGATATTGAGCCAAGATTCACCGAACTTTCTATACAGTACAGTATAATCTCCCTCTGCTATGTTTCTATAATTGACATAGTTCAACCAAGATGGTTCTCCGGTAGTGGTGGTGCATCGCTCAACCTTGTAGTCGCCACTCTCCCCATCGGGTATCCCTGTCACTTCCCATCTCATGGTATCATCACCCTCGGTGTTATTGTTGGAGATGCCGGAGTAGTGCCATTGGAATTGATAGCCTCACAATTCACAGACCAGCTGACTCCATCACCTGATACTTGTAACATCAAATAACCTCTCCCTCCTGAATTGTGTGTGATATTTGCGAAAACTCCAATATGCGTGGAAGTACAGTCTTGTGCAGTAGAACCACTACCACTCTTGGCAGTACCACTTACTGCACCAAAGGTGTCTGACACTACCGAAGGAGTTCCTGCACCCCATCCGAAGGAAGTTGCTCCTGTCGCTCTGCAATATCCGAAGGTTCTGAATTGAAGAACACCGCTATTGCCATTCAAAGCATTAGAGTAAGAAGGGCCAAAAATCAATTCAATATCTCCTGTACCATTAGAAAAGGTGCTACCTGAGTTTGCAGCTAGCACCCCTGGTCCTGTGGGGCAATCAACTATTACGGCATCGTCAAAGTTGCCACTAGACGAGGTAGCCACACTAACATTCGTTGGTGCAGAACTACCCCCACCGCCACCGCCACCGCCACCGCTACCGGATTGCCCTTGTTGTGCGATTGTTCCGACTAGAGATGTGTAAATAGACATGACTTCACCCTAGAACTATCCACTCGCTGTCGCTTACTGCAATGCAGGTCTTCGCCTCGTATCTCGTGGTAATCGTTAGATTGGTAGTTGAACCGTTCATAGTGTCCGACCCGTCTGCTGAGATTGTTACTGTTCCTGTTGTGTTGCTCATTATGATGTACTGCTCGCCTCTGTGTGGAGAAGCAGGTAGGTTGAACGTCATTGCACTTGTCGCTAATAGATACAGGCCAGCATGGTCGGCTCTAGTCATAGTTAGGTTGCTACTGAATGTCCTCAACTGCCCTGCCTTCGCAGCGACACCTGCTGCGGGCGTATCTCCATGTGCGTTGGGATCTGAGCCGATAGATAGGAAGTCCGTATGCGAGTCTTTTCTGAGTGCGGAGATCATCATGTATCCATCTGCGTTACCGGAAGTCACATCAGTCGTCTTGACCTTTATCTTAGCATAGTCCCTCAAATCCTCAACATCAGAGCCTGTGGGACTGTCATCCATAGCCATGAACTTGAGTTGTCCTATGTTGTCATCGTCTGCCTCGCTTGAGTGCTTTCTCATAAGGGCTAGAGTAGGCCCAGAGGTATTTGTTGTATCATCATTGACGAAAACGAACTGACCCAATCCCTTTGTCTTGAACGCTAATGCTACGTTATCGTTGGGTCCTGTGGCCGCGAATCCTGGCCCTACTGAAGTAAGTGCATTGCCTTGATTTGTTCCCACTACATCACTACCAAACAAGGTATTGACGGTGGTGTTGTTGGCTACTGCGTTATGCACCTCTATGTAAGAATCGGCATTAGCGGTCTTCTCAAAGATTAACATCTCATTGCTAGAGTCATCAAGAATACCATGAGCATCATCAATTATGATGTTTTGACTGTTAGTATCTAAGTTCCCTCCGATTGTGATTCCTGCATTGAAAGTGGCAGCTCCCGCTGCTGAACCATCTAAAATGAGGGCATTGACATTGGAGTTGTTGTCTTTGACCATGAAATACATATCTGCATCATTTACAACTGCTTTAATCTTGAAATCACCGCCATCATGTGCAAGGTTTCCATAAGTCGTTCCAGCATCTTTGAGTCTTATATCCGCACCATCGGCATCAAGAGATATATCTCCCGAAGAATCTATTGTGAAGTCACCGACAACGAGTGTATCAAGGCTCGATATAGTCAAATCCCCACTTGAGTATGTGACATCCGATAGATCGTTGAGTGCAGAAGCACCACCACCTCCTGCATTTGCATCCACATATGCCTTGATGGATTGCTGAGTTGCTAGAGCAGTATCGGAGTCGGAAGCCATGTTATCCTCATTTAGGATTGTGGTGACTCTACTGTTAGCACCGCCCAATCTGACACCGCTATCGCTTATGTCCAAGCGTGATGAACCACCTGTTTCGAATGTCTGTGTATCTGTGCCGAATGCTATTGAGTTGTTCGTATCGCCCGAATGCCTAATCTCACCAGGGATTGTTAGATTGCCACTAAATATTGCCTCACCTGCATTAGATGCGTCAAATCGCAAGAAGTCGGTAGTGACACCACCATCAATCCCTCTGAGATAGAGGTCTTTGTCGTCAGTTGTGTTCTGCAAGACAATATCGCCTGAAGAAATCATGGCGATACGGAAGTATTCTGTTCCTGCTGATTTGAATCTCCAGGTAGGGCTACCCGCATCAAGGGATATGTCACCTGATCCATCAATAGTGAAATTGCCCACAACATCAAGCTCTGGTGTTGAGTCTAAGTTGAATTGGAATCTTGTAGTCCCTGCGTCTTTGAAATACACTTGACTTCCATCTGCATCTAATGTGATATCTCCTCCGACATCAAACTCCAAGTTGCTTGATGCAACTATTTTGTCTAAACTGCTAATTGTCAAATCGCCATTTGAATAAGATACATCAGATAAACCATCAAGATCAGAAGCACCACCACTTGCTCCTGATACCTCTGCATCCACATACGCTTTGATAGACTGTTGAGTTGCCAAAGCAGTAGCAGAATCAGAAGCCATGTTGTCTTCATCTAAGATAGCGGTCATGGTTGCCGCACTAGAGTTGGTAGCACCAATGCTCAATCCGACTGTTGATACGCTAGACCATCTCTTTGAATCATTACCCAAATCGATATCATTGCTAGTCAAAGGTCTGAGTATGCCGTCAGAAAGCCTAATTTGATTCGTATTGTCTATATGAAAATCAATGTGATTATCGTTAGCGAAGGTGATGTAGGCATCTGATGCTCCATATCCTAACTTCAAGGAGGAGTTGAGAACGGAGGTTATTCCTGTCTGTGCCGCAGTTATTGCTACATCATTCGCATTTGCAGTTATTCCTGTTCCTCCAACTACATTCAATGTAGCAGATCCACTCGTAGCTCCTCCTGTTAGCCCATCCCCTGCTACTACGGCAGTTATGTCGCCTGTGTTTGTTGTGTAATTGAACGATTCTATCCTATCGTTAATCGCTTTAGCCGTCATCAATTGAGTATCTGAATCAGCAAATGATTCTGATGATAGAAGGATAGAACCTGCGGCTAATTCAGATACAGTCAAACCGCCTACATTGAGGGTATCTCCACTAAGACTGATTCCCGTTCCTGCGACTAAATTGGTATCATCGCTAATATCTATTTGACCGAGTGTAATCGCCTGGCTTGATATGCTAAGGTAATCGTGACTAGAAGTAACCAATGTTACATCCGTTGAGTTATCCGTACCTGCTGCATCAACACCGAGGTTGCTTCTTGCAGTTGCCGCGTTAGCCAAGTCGGACAAATTGCTAGACTTGGCTAGTTTAGTTCCTATGCTTGTAGCGATAGTAGTTGAGAAGGATGCATCATCTCCAAGAGCTGCGGCCAACTCATTCAATGTGTTCAATGCTCCAGGTGCAGAATCAACAATTCCCGCAACTTCCGCATCCACATATGCCTTGATTGACTGTTGCGATGCAGCAGCGGTGGCACTATTGGAACTCATATTGTCCTGATCGAGCAAAGTCAATTGCGTGTTGGTATCTGTTGCGGCTATTGTTACCGAACCACCGGATTCAGTTATTGTTACATTACTACCTGCCGTGAATGCAAGAGTTTCGCTTGATCCTAATGTGTTGCCCCCCGCAGTTACTGTTCTAAATGTGTTAGTGTTAGTATCAGTTGATGCTATTGTTACTGCTCCACCTGACTCTGTTATAGTTACATTAGAACCAGCAGTAAAGGCTAGTGTTTCACTTGAACCAAGAGTATTGCCTCCCGCAGTTACTGTTCTAAATGTATTAGTATCTGCGGTCATATCATCTACAACTAAATCAATAGTGCCATCACCATCTTGATATGTTGCACTAATTCTAGTTTCGGTGTTGCCACCAAACATAGCCCCGACTATATCTTGAACCTGCTCTGTTGATAGTTGAGTATTAGTATCAGTAGCAGCGAGAGTCAAAGTTCCTGCGGCATCATCATAAGTCTTAGTGATGTTAGATCCTGCCGTGATTACCCCTGCTACAAAGTCTTCAACCTGTTCTTGCGATAATTGCGTATCGGAAAGAGAAATAGTACCGCTACTAGAAGGAATTGTAAGGTTGCTAATTACATTGCCATCACTACCAACGAAAGATAGAGTTGCCCCACTTGATGCTGCTACTCCTGTTGTGAATCTAGGATTGTTTGATGTACCTGCCGTCAATGAAACATTGTGAGCAGATAGCACTATCCCATCGGTGGAAGTAGATACGAATCCTGCCGCAGTAAGTTTGCCTGTCGTTGTATCATCAGCATCGTTCTTCAAGAAAGCATCATCCACATTGAAAGTAGTGCCACTTAATGAGATGTTAGTACCTGCTGAATACTCGGTGTTAGTATCGGTGGATGCAAATGTGATCGTGTCAGAACTTGCATTCGTTGTAATGGTAACATTTGACCCTCCGGCAAAGGTTAGCGTATCTGCGGCAGCATCGGCTACAACATCAGATTGACCACTAACTGAGATAGTTTTGAAAGCCTCTCCTGCCCCACCGGATGCAGTAGTGTCAATGGAATCCTGCAAGTTATCAAGGGTCATGTACTTCCAGGAGGAAGCAGACTCATCCCAAAGCAGAATCTTATCATCAGTAGCATCCGTGCTTTCATTCAACTCAGACAAGTTTGCAGGGTCGTCTAACTTGAGGCCACTTGCCTCTTGAGCCAAACCATTACCTGCCGCAACGCTGAAAGTGGTGGAGGATAGGGCTATACCGCTACCTGCTGAATATTGAGTGTTGGTGTCGGTTGATGCGATAGTCACCGCACCGCCACTCTCTGTAATGGTGACATTACTACCTGCCGTAAATGCAAGCGTTTCACCACTTGCCAATGTATTTCCGCCAGCAGTAACCGATCTAACGGCAGTAATGTATGAACCGAGATCACTAATTTGTGACTCCGTAATTGATAGTGCTGCTTGATGCTGAGTTACGCTTCCCTCAGATATTCTTCCATTGGCAAAAGTTCCGCTTGTAATCTTCGAAGTTGCCAAAGAGGGTATGTCTGATGCAGATAAACCACCGTCTAGTATGTTTATCTCCGCTAATGATGCAGTTATGCCTAGATTCGTAAGGGCGTTTCCTTGTTGTGTTGAGTTCAATCCCTGGTTGCTAACATCAACTCTCAACCTGTTGCCCAATGATGTTGCGGTTGTTGTTGAGAATGACGCATCATCTCCAAGAGCTGCAGCGAGTTCGTTTAGAGTATTCAATGCACCAGGAGCAGAATCAACAAGACCCGATACTTCTGCATCAACATATGCTTTGATAGATTGCTGAGAGGCGGCCGCAGTAGCACTATTGGAAGCAAAGTTGTCCTCATCAAGAAGGGACAATTGAGTATTCGTGTCTGTGGATGCTATTGTTACTGCACCTCCACTCTCCGTTATCGTCACATTAGATCCCGCAGTAAAGGCAAGAGTTTCAGTTGAAGCAAGAGTGTTGCCACCTGCGGTTATGGTTCTAGGAGTCATGTCATCCACTACCAAATCAATAGTGCCGTCACCATCCTCATAGGTAGCAGATATTCTCGTTTCGGTATTTCCAGAGAACATTCCGCCTACTATGTCTTGAACCTGTTCGGTGGAGAGTTGTGTATTAGTGTCGGTGGAAGCAAGAGTCAGCGTTCCTGCCGCGTCATCATATGTCTTGGTTATGTTAGAACCTGCTACGATTACACCCGCTACGAAGTCCTCAACCTGCTCTTGCGATAGTTGAGTGTTGGTATCTGTGGATGCAATGGTAACGGTATCGCTAGATGCATTAGTCGTAAGTGTCACATTAGAACCCGCTGCAAATGTTAGCGTATCGGTTGTTCCATCTGCAACTACATCGCTTTGCCCAGATACTGATACGGTGCTGAAAGCGTTCTGATTGTTCTCTCCACCTGCACCTGCGGCAATCCAGGTAAATCCACCACTAGCCTGATCATAACTCAAAATGTAGTTATCAACAGGGGAGTTTGTTACATTGAGGTGCGATTCATCAACTGCACCGTCTTTCAATTCAGAACTATCAACTGCATTTGCATCAATCTGCCCTGCGGCAACTGAGTCAAGAGTAGCCAATGCACCAAGAGCCGTGCCGTTCAATGTAATAGCATCTGCTTCCACCGTACCATCAAAGTAAGCATTCTTGAATTGTAGCGATGCCGTTCCAAGATCTATGTCGTTATTCGTCACGGGTTGTATCGCACCATTGATGAAATCAACCTGGTCCTCACCATCAACAACGACTCGTAAGACATCGGCACTACTTACTTGTGAGAATCGCAATCCTAGATCGGTGACACCATGAAATGAGTAGGCAGGGAAGGTGTTTGAACCAGCACCAACTCGTACTATTTCTCCTACTTTCAAAATCTCATTAGACGAATCAAAGGTAAAATTAGCATCGCCCGCTATGTTCGTGCTATTGCCAAACGCTACTTGTGTATCGGCTATGCTTCCTCCAATACCTCCCGCAGCTCCTGTAATAGTTACTGCACCCCCGCTTTCTGTAATCGTGATATTGCTACCTGCGGTGAATGCAAGGGTTTCACCGTTGGCTAATGTATTGCCACCTGCGGTTATTGTTCTAGGAGCAGTTAAGTAGGATTGAAGATCACTTATCTGGGATTCTGTTATAGAAAGGGCGGCTTGGTGTTGAGTTACGCTTCCTTGAGATATTCTAGCATTCGCAAATGTACCAGATGTTATTTTGCTTGTTCCTAAACTAGGTATGTCGGATGCGGATAATCCGCCATCAAGAATATTGATTTCTGCTAAGGATGCAGTAATGCCCAAGTTGGTCAGACCTTGTGCTTGTTGTGTGCTATTGAGGGATTGATTGTCATCAATTCTCAATCTGTTGCCCAAAGAGGTAGCAGTTGTTGTTGAGAAACTAGCATCATCGTTTAGAGCCGCAGCCAACTCATTCAGAGTATCCAGGGCGGCAGGAGCAGAATCAACTATGGATGCGGTTTTACTGTCTATGTATGCCTTGATTGATTGTTGTGTTGCTAAGTTGGTAGCCGAGTTAGAGGCCATGTTGTCTTCATCCAATACAGGAACAACGAAGTCTATGTTGCCATCAGTATCATCATAACTTACAGAGATGAATGTTTCAGTACCATCAAGCATACCTCCAACAAAATCTTCCACTTGCTCTTGTGTTAGTTGAGTGTTAGTATCTGTTGATGCGATTGTTAGCGTTCCTGCTGCATCATCGTAAGTAGCAGTAACATTTGTTCCTGCGGTGATTACTCCTGCTACGAAATCCTCCACTTGCTCTTGTGTTAGTTGAGTGTTAGTATCGGTAGAAGAAAGCGTTAGTGTTCCTGCCGTATCGTCATAAGTAGCGGTAACATTTGTACCGCCTACAATTAGACCATTAACAAAATCTTCGACTTGTTCTTGAGTTAGTTGCGTATCTGTATTAGTGGTAAAGGTTAGATTGCTTTGCATATAACTCTGCAATACAGATGTATCCATTCTTTTGAGATTACCTCCATCACTTATGACAAACTCATCACCAGAAGCAAGCCCGCTTGTTAGAGCCGTTTGCCCTGTGATATCTTCTATTACAAAGTTGGATGACCCCGATGTAGCAAAGTTTTGAGCTGCGATGTAATCAAACACGGCATTGCCCGTTACCAAATCTCCCTCGCCATCGGCAACACCGCCCGATCCATCAGTAGCAACGCCCTTTACTGCTGCAGCCCCTAACCCCAAGTTTGTTCGAGCCGTTCCTGCATTGGCTAAATCTGAAAGATTGCTCGCCTTTGCAAGTTTAGTTCCTATGCTTGTGGTAATGGTTGTTGAGAAACTAGCATCATCTCCCAATGCTGCCGCTAACTCATTCAATGTGTTCAATGCACCAGGGGCTGAATCCACCAATCCTGCTACTTCTGCATCAACATACGCTTTGATGGATTGTTGGCTTGCCGCCGCAGTAGCACTATTTGATGACATATCATCCTGATCGAGCAGAGTCAATTGCGTGTTAGTGTCTGTTGAAACAAAGTCTAGTTTTCCATTGGTGTCATCATATGTAACTGCAATATTTGTTTCAGTATTACCAGAAACCATCGCTCCGATTATGTCCTGGACTTGTTCAGTTGTTAGTTGAGTATTCGTATCCGTTGAGGCAAGAGTTAGAGTACCTGCGGCATCATCATATGTCTTCGTTATGTTACTGCCCGCTACCACTAAACTAGCCACGATATCTTCTATTTCTTCTTGCGTCTTCCCGCTAGATGAAATCGTCACCGCACCTCCCGATTCAGAGATAGTGACATTTGTTCCTGCGGTAAAGGCAAGAGTTTCGCTATTTGCTAGGGTGTTACCTCCTGCGGTAACAGATCTAGGAGCAGTAATGTATGAACCAAGATCGCTAATTTGTGATTCAGTTATTGACAATGATGCTTGATGTTGTGTGATGTTTGATGCGGCAATCCGTGCATCTGCAAAAGTACCGGATGTTATCTTTGAAGTTGCTAGATTGGGTATGTTTGACGCACTTAGGTTTGCACTAATTGTATCTCCCGATAATGCGAGTCCTGATCCTACGGATAGATTAGTATCATCACTAATGTCTATCGTACCCAATGTGATTGCTTGATTGGATATTGAAAGGTAATCATGATTGTCAGTAACGAGAGTGACATCAGTTGAATTGTCAGTTCCTGCTGCATCTACGCCTAGATTGCTTCTTGCAGTTGCGGCATTGGCTAAATCGGATAGGTTACTTGCCTTTGCAAGTTTAGTTCCGATGTTAGTGGCAATGGTCGTGGAAAAAGAAGCATCATCGTTTATTGCTGCAGCTAATTCATTCAAGGTGTCTAACGCACCAGGGGCAGAATCAACTAACGCAGAAACCTCTGAATCAACATAGGCTTTGATGGATTGTTGTGATGCCGCATGAGTAGCGGAATTAGATGCCATGTTGTCTTCATCTTTCAGATCAAGATTCAATGTAGCCGCACCGCTTGTTGCCCCACCAGATAGCCCTGTTCCTGCTACTACTGATGTGATATCTCCTGTGTTTGTAGTGTAGCCATACGAGAGTATCTTATCCTCAATTGCCGCCGATGTCATCAAAGATGTATCATTATTTGCAAAAGATTCACTACTGATTTGCAGACTGTCTGCTGCTAATTCAGATACTGTAATCCCGCTAACATTCAATGTAACTGTTCCACTTGCACCTCCACCGGACAACCCTGTTCCTGCGGTTACTCCTGTGATATCGCCTGTATCTGTTGTATATCCATATGAAAGAATCTTATCCTCAATTGCTGCCGAAGTCATCAAGGAAGTATCATTGTCAGTAAATGATTCTGCACTCGTTTGAATACTGCTACCTGCAAACTCAGAGATGGTTAAACCACCTACATTCAGAGTAACTGCACCCTCTGTTGCACTTCCTGTTATTCCCGTTCCGGCAGTTATGCTTGAAACTATACCGGAAACACCTGATAGTGATCCTCCTGTGATGCTAACATTGTCTGATGCTTGAGTAGCCATAGTGCCTAAACCAAGCGATGCTCTTGCCGTTGCTCCGCTTTCGGCTACCCATGTACCAGGAGAAGAACCATCTCCTACAATGAATACTCCGTCAGAGGGCACTAGATTGGCCAAAGCCGTCAAATCACCATCAAGTGTTTGATATACATTAGAGCCAACAACTGAACCATCTGCCGGATTTACAACAGGGTCGTCTGCTCCTGCTACCAAACTGAATGTGATTACCTCAACCTGGATGGTGTATCTGAATAGTTTCTTAGAGCGATCTGAAAGGTCGGTCCTAGTCTTGTAAATCAAACGGTCAAAGTTAGTGTTGTCGCCTTTTCTGAATGCCTGTACGATTCTTCTAACCTCATTACGCATCTCAGACAGTCTTTCTCGACTCTGTACTGTTCTGCAATCTATGGTGATATTAACGTGTTCATTAACGAAATCATAAACAAGTTCTGGTTGAGCCTCGTTATGTGCCGTTTCAAATATACGGATGACATCGGTATCAAGTAGCCTAACTCTTTTTGCATCTCCCTTATCCACATCTGCAATATCCTCTATGGATGGTGCAGGTGGCTTAGACCAATTTGTTGCGAGAATATCCCGTAACGCACCTATTGCATCTTTAGCCATTCATCAACACCTCCGAAAAATTGTCTTTTGCGGCCTTCAAAGCCACCCTGAAGGCATTATTTTCAATTTGTTTCATTACATTTGCTTCTATTTCTTCATCCGTGAAGCCAAGTCCGTCTGCGGTAGCCATTTGCCTTTCTTGAGATAGGAGCATCTTATACATGGCTGGCTCGTTTTGTTCAACGGCCTTCAAAGCCCTTGACACTTGCCTCTCTGCGTCTTGCAGGGATTTGAGATACTTCACTAAATCTGAAACCACAGCTCAACCACCCATACCTGCGACTATTATTCCTTCTTGGTATGGGATTAGGATTCTCTTTACCTCTTCTTCTAACTTTTGAATCTTGGAAGGGAGATCCACATTCTGCGTACCTTCTGGAAACATAGCAGTATAATCGTCAGTCATCATGATGTCCAAAGCAACTAACTTGGTACAAGCATCTTCTATTGCCTTGTCAAGATATCTTTCGCCATAAATATAGGATAACTTGAGGCTATGATTCTCAAAGAATGGATATTGATTGTTGAACATGATTGCACCATTGTCTTCCATTGACCACCAATCTTGTTGCCTCTGCTCATCGGTAGCATCGCTATCAAACCTAGTCTGATATACTTCGGTGCTTGCAGATATGTTTGCTACGAAATCAGATGTCAAGTCATCTGCAACTGTTATTGTATTGCCACTTCTAGTACATCTTGCTACTCGGATGGTAGCTCCTGTACCGTAGTAGTACAGACCATTTCCTTGAACAAACGCAGAGGCATCATCTAACACAAAACTACTACCTGATACAGATGAAACTGTGTCGTTAATGGTGTTTGATAATCCAAAAGCAAATGTGTTAAGATTAGTAACTGCTATTGTTGTATCTTCACCCTCATCAGTTGATCTCATACTACTGATTAGCACAACTCCATCGCCCTCATCGCTATTGGCAGTAGCCAAGAACTCATGACTGACATTGAGGGCTTTGCTATCTTCTGTCATAGTCCCTATTTGAATAGAGGTTTTTCCTGTTGCATCATCTTCATTGATTAGATTGCCAATCTGACTTGCAATAGTCTTGACTCCGAAATCCTTCGCCCAGGTAGTAGCAGTACCGCCACTTGACAAAGTTGCAGTATGTGCTATGTTTGGACATAGGAATATTTTATCTGTATTGTTGAATAGATGAGGATCACGCACAGTTAATTCCACACGAGATGATGCTAACTCTCGATAGTGATCTCCTTGCCACACACCCATTCGCAATATCCTTTGGATTGAACGGTTTCTGAGATATACTGCTCCAACGTAGTCGGTATAGTATCTTCTGCGATATGGTTTGAATGTAGTAAAGTTTTGATATTCATCGGTGACAAGTCTTGGCCTCCATGACATTCTAGTAATTTTGTCAATGTAATCCTGCCTTCTTTGAATTAGTTGTTCAACTTGTGATTTGCTTATGCCTCTCTGCGAGGAGTTAGAAAGTATGGAACTAGGTTGAACATACGCACTATTGGCTTTGGTATATGACGTTCCAGGATTAGCTGCTTTGAGAACAACTCCTCCACTTGATCCTAATGATGCAATTCCTGTGAGAGTCAATGTGCTTCCCAATGCATCCACATCATCATAGACAGTAACCGAATCTCCACTTGCAAACCCCCATCTTCTGTAATCAGCCCCTGCTATTGGTATCTTGATTGTATCAACACCACTTTCGGTTGCCGTGCTTGTATCGGCAATGAGTTCTGTTGGTTTAGCATCAGGTAGTTGTAGGTATGATTCAACCTTTGCAACAGTAGTATATACTAATTCGGAAGGATAGAGAGGTTGGTCGGGTCTATGCCCTGGTGTGAATACTCGTGGCATTGCTATTCATCCTCCCTATCTCCCTAAATTGTAATCCATATCACACCCACATCCCGCACAACTTGGTGTCCAACAGAAATGGAGCAGACCGCACTCTTTGCATCGTGTGCCTGATCCAATGTTTTGAATGTCATATCTTTCCCTTCCTCGAATCTTCACACGGATAGTTTCGGCTTTGGCCAGGTTCTCCTTACTAAACGGAGAATCGTCTGTTTTTATTGACCCTTCGTTTGTAGCAATCTCTGCCATCCGTGTTTTACGGCGGCGTTCTATCGCATGGGCTTCTTCAAAGCAAATCTCGTCAAGTTCTAAGGCCACACGGCAAGCCCCCTATCAGGCTCGCCCACCTGTGACTGTAACAAACGTCACGGTTGAAGAGAGGTTAGTTGCACTTGCGACCTCATCTAAAGCCGCAGAGTCTGCTCCTGCTTCATACGCCAAAACTTTCTTGTTGGATCTATCGTATTGGAATACATATCCTCCACTAACTTCAACATGAACGGTTTCTATGTTTGATACATATGTCGTCAAATCCAATGGTTCTCCGCCCGTTGGATACGAGCTATCAAATGTGATTTTCAGAGCAACAGTCAAGCGGTTGCCTGTTACGTTTGTTCTTCCCAATTGCTCTACTGTCAATGCCATACTGAACTCACCTTTGATTCAATCCTATTTAACTACTATTTTACTCATGAAGTATGACTATGCGGGCAGTTCCACCCGAAAAAGTGCCATTGGAGGTCGCTAGGGTAAATCTTACCCTTCCACAGACCAATCCGTTCCATGCAGCAGGTTCGTCAATTGTTTTACCGCCAACGGTGCTACTTGCAGGTGCGGTTACTGTGAAATGAAGACCACTTGTATTGCCTCCATCTGCATTCATGTTGCCCCCTTCTGATGTTTGGAAATTGTAAGGAACAGTTACTGCGGTTCTAACATCAAAGTTTGCAAGGGTATCGCAGTAAGGATACTCAACACCTTCGCTATCTTCAACATCCATAGCAATCTTCAATGAACCTGTTGTACCTGCATTTGCATTGCAAGTTAGCCTGGAACAATCTAATACGAGTCTTCCTATCTTGCCATTAAGATCCAAAGTTCCACTCAATGAGTTGGTGCTATCAGCAGTTAGAGTTAGCACTCTTCGGTTTGCACGAACACGGCTCGCATATCGGCCTGATCCATCATCAATGTCTGCGAATGAATCAGTCAAGCACTAGCCCCCGTGATGTACTCACGGGCTAGGTCAGTCATGGATGCTTTGGTTGATCTGTTATTTACAGGCAATCCTTTCTCTGAACACCATGCCATCATTTGTGCCCGTGTTAATTGACTATCGAATCCGGCTGCAGCTAAGAGAATATCCACATCAACTTCCTGGTCAGTTACG